ATGTTATTTGGAATGACTTACCAGGACAAAATGAAATTCAAAATAAAGATGCCGATGGTAACATGACTGGAAACGCAGACTTAAATGCTACTAGTGATGCTGTTGGATCTACTACAATCGCTGATTTACTAACGTGGGGTGAAACTAGAAAAGGTCAAATAGAAGCTGCGCAAACAGCCCACTCTAATGCAGTTGACGCTGGCACTGCTACCGATAGTGAGACTTGGAGAGATTACGATCCTAATTATTCGTAATTATTTATAACTCTTTTTATTCCAAAACATTTTTTTGTATTTATCAACCCACGAACTTTTAATCATGTTGTGTGTTTTCACATGTAGTTTTTCTAAATAAAAACCAGACCATTTTTTCCATGATTCTCTTTTAAATGGTATTACTTGTATCATTGGCTCACCCTTTTTTATTCTAAATGATTTATCTGTTTTGTTTAAAACAAAAGGGAAGTTTATCGTATTGATGTAAACATCTGTATCAACAACTCCTGATAAAACTTCAAACCTACTTTCAAACCTATTTAGTGGCTTTACAAATAAACAACTATACCCTGGCGGTGTTTTAATAAGCCATTTGTTCATAAACTTACCAGCATTTTTTTGTCCTTTCATAAAACTTTTCCACGCTTTAGGAAGTTGATAATCTTTATGAAAAGAAACATCATCGTTATTCATGTTTGCTGGTAAGATATCAAACTCATCTCCAGCAGGACTTATTATATAATCTTGATCAAACGGTATGATATACCCTGCTGTCATAGAATCTAAAAAAGGTATACAAGCTTTTATCGTAGCTCTAAACTCTTCACCGAAAGCAAACTTTTCTAACTTCTTGTACTCATCTGGTAAGAATCTAGATGCTGGTTGTGGATGTGGCCATATATCAAGCATCGTTTCATCTACTGCACAAAATGTTATTTTTTTATTAATGAGCATGTTCTTTTAAAATAGGATAACTTACTTCAAAATTAGCTGCAAGAGTTATTCTTTTATGATCTGTAAGGTTGGGTGTGGTTGAGTGATGAAGACCGCCATCAAACATTATACATGTTCCGTCTTTTACTTTTATATCTACAATTGAATTATTAAAAGTATTGGTGTCATCTCTTTTCATCAAAAAACATTTTTTATATTCTTTATTTATTAGGAAAGACGTATTCGATTTTTCAACGTCTACAAATAAAACCAATGAAAAATGATTGTTGTGACAATGTGGTATTGCCATTTGATTTTTTGCATACCAATTAATCCAAAGATCAGTTAGTTTAATCTTCGGCACATCAAAGTTTTCTGATTTAACAAATAATTCAATTATTTTTACAAACTCCTTTGATATATTTAACATTGACGGATACTTTAAATGTGTGTCCCAAGCTGTTCTCCTTGCTTGTACATTAGATAAAAACTTTAAATCTGTGGAATGTTTGTGAACAGCATGATCCTCTACTTTAACAATTTCATTTATTTCTTTTTTCCAAAAGTTAAAGTTTGGCATATCAAAAGAATAAATTTCTTCTGTAAATATTGCATGTTTAGAAATGTTAATTGTCATCTACAATAAAATTAAAAGACATAGATCTTCTTGTTGGATCTTTGTCATTTGTTTTGTAAGGTGATACAAAATGTTGATGTGATGCTTCAAAGATATAAAAATCACCAACTTCAGGTTCATAAAACATAGCTTGATTTTCTGGAAATACAAAACCAAGAGCACCATCCCTAAACTTGTGTTTATGTTTTGCATCATTAATAAAGTTGGGAACTTTTAAAAACATTACAGTTGACCACCCTGTGCCGTCATGATGTGTGTGAATGGGATTATATTCATGTGGTTGCATGTCATTAATCCACATTGTTATAATTTTTAAATTATAAACTGGATTATCAGTAAGAGAAAAATTATTTAATGAAACCATATATTCATTCATGCATTCTTTTATTGTTTTAAAAATAGGAAGTGATTGAATTACTTTTGAAGACTCTAATTCACTGTCTAATCTGCCAGCTAATTTTGCACCTTTACTTTCTAATGAGTTTTTATTCTCATCAAACTTATCGTTTAATTGCTGTATCTGATCTAAAGGTATTTTATATTTTTTTATAATTCTACCGCTTACAATAGTTTTGCTAATCATACTTTCTGTAATTACTTTTAACACGAACCTGTCAAGAAAACAATTTTTAAAAATACTATTGCGAACGAAATAAATATGCTTAAATTAGGTTCTCACCAAAATTAACAATCATAGGAGATAAATATGGAAAATGAAGATATAAACAAAGCCATTGCCTACCTTGCAGATAAGGTGAGCAAATATCACGAACGACTATTAGCTATGGAAAGAGATGTTGAAAGACACATCAAAAATTCAGAACAGCACTGCTGTGATGATTGTAGTTGTAAAAAATCTTAAGACTTAGGAGTTTCGCCCAACATATCTTTTAATGATGGAGCAAATACTTTAACATCTCGTCTAATTTTTTCAACAGTGGTTGAAGTGTTAGGATCATCTATATCAGCTTGCATAGCTTCTTCAGATTCGTATTCTTGACCAGTGTCAGTATTGGTTAATGTAGTTTCTGTTTTAACTTTGTATCTAGGAATTACTCGACCATCTTCTAAGGTCACTGTTCCTATTTGTTCAGCATTTTCAATTATCGGCATTTTCTCTCCAATTAATATTAAAACTTAAAATAACTCTATCTTCTTTAGAGTTATTATATTGTACTTCATGTTGTAACCATGATGGGAAAAAAATCAATGAATTTTCTTTGGGCTCCCAAGTTACGCTGTGTGCTAAGTGTATAGAGGCTTCTTTTATTTTTGGGGGTGATAACACCTCTGCCTGTGGTTTAGGCTCTAGAAACACTAAATTACCGCTATTTTGAGGTACTTTTAGATAGTACACTCCAGATAAATAATTGTAAGGATGCGTATGCACATTGTTTCTTGATCCCGGTGGATTTATCATGCCCCACAAACCAGTCATTTCAGGAACATATTTATCCTGAACGTCTAAATGATCAAAGCACTCTTTAGCTTTTAATAATATATCACCCACTGTGCTTTTAAATTCTTCATCTTTGTAAAGCTCATCGTTACTGTGCCAGCCTCCAATATTAGATCTTGGCATACCTTTTTCGTCTCTAGCCTTTATCTCATAAAGCCTGTCTATTAAGTGACCATGGCCCACGACTTCTGTCATCATAACGGGTGTAATAAATAAAGATTGTAAATTCATAAAGTTCCTTCTATCCAGTTTTTAAAGTTCCAATGTTGCCATTGTGCGTACCTAAATTGTGATTCAATACTGGTATCTATATGTTCTTGTTTCATACCTTTGACAACTTTTATAATTTTTTCTATTTCTTCTTTTTCATGATTATTCCAAAGATCTTTTGCATGCCTCCAAAATTTAGTATCATAAATAGATCCTGAAGCATAATGCCATAATATATAATCTTGTAACTTATATACATAATCTTTTATATTACTAACAGTTTCATTTTTACTTTTGTTATTAAAAATGTAGTCGTAATAAAACCTTGATGCGTTCATATAACAACCCATGGCTGTTGCCTCTAGTGGCTCAAGAAAAAACATTTTGTTACCATTAATTAAAACTCTATCATCTACAATAGGTTCTTTTATTACGTATTGTTTAAATGGAAAAACTTTATTTACTTTTTTTATACCAAAGCGATCTTTGAAATTTTGTTCTGCGTCTTCAATGGATGTTATTTCATTATTAAAAACATATCCAAGAGAAGTTGTCTCTGGCAAAGGTATATAAAAACACCAGCCATTATCATGAGCAATTGATCTAGTGTACTTAACATCATTTTGTTTTTTTGGTAAATTAGCTAGTAATGCACAATTTAAAGGATTTGTTAGTTTTTCATATTTATCATCTAAATTACTGGGCGCACCTCTGCAATCTATAATATAATCTGCATCTATACTGTCATAGCTTAAAACTTTTTCATCAATATGAGAAAAATTTATTTTTAAATTATTACAAACAAAATCTTGAAAACTTTTAGGATCAAAATGTATTGCATATTGACCCATAGGAAAAGGATGAAATATTTTTGTATTTTGTTTTCCAAAATTTTCGTACATTATACCAGTCTTAAGAGTAGATGGAAAATTTTCTAAATAATTACATCTAAAAGTTTTAAAAAGAAAAACTGCGAAATCTAAAGTAGTGCCTTGCCCTGTTGGCACAGGTGGTATTTGTGAGTCATAATACAAATTTATTTCAATGTTTGTTTGTACAAAGTTCCTATAATATGCAAAGTACATTGCACTTATACAACCAGCATTACCTCTTCCAATTATAGATATTTTCATTCTTTTTAAAGCTGACCTTTTGTAACCTCCATATCGGCCACAGTTATGTGAACTTGATTGGCTGCGTTAGCTTGTACTTTCAACACGTCAGATTCTTGTAAGACAATCATGCCTCCAGTAATTCCATCATGCTGATTTAATAAATCCACCGTTGCTCCTGCAGCTATGCTTTTTTGGTGAAACTGTTTAAATGTTGCAGAACTTCTAACTGTTTGTACATCCAGAAGTGTAGCGCTACCAGAGTCATTACAAACAATCAAAGATTTAATTATTATAGTAGTTGGTGGAACAGGTGGTGTAGCACCTGGATTAGCTGTTGGCACAGTTATTAAAGTTGTTAGGTCTGTCGAAGTGACATCCAACATAGGTCCTCTGAATGTATTAGCCAAGGAAAAATGTCTCCGATTCTGATTCTTCTTTTAAATCTTGTTGAAAGTTTGTATTAAGTAAGAAAACTATTTGTTCTAATAATCTTATCATTTGGTCAAATTGACTTGCGTCATATTCTGGAGTTGCGTTAGGTAATCTAGTGATATTTATTTTAGCCATTATCTTCTTCCATCAGGTCTTATTTGCAGCTTCTGTGAACCAAGTCTCCAAGGTGTATCATCTACACTGTTTGTCGTGTATCTAATTTTAACAGCCCTACCTCTACCTCTTACACTAATTTTTTCTGTTGTGCTAGTTATTGTGCCACTGGTTGTTACGTTAGCTGCAGATTGAGGATATTGTTCTAAAGTTAATTGTGCCGTCATTGTGTTAGTTAGATTGTCAAAATCTGGTACTAATTTACTTACCGACATTAATTGATCTCCATCTGCTATCTCAACAGATCCTGTTTCTAAAAACGCTGTAATGGCTGATCCATCTGCTTGATTATTACCAGACTCATGTTCAAATATAGAAGATGCTCCTGCAGTTAATCCTAGTATGCTTGTGGCATTAGCAGTTGCAGATGCACTATATTCTGTGGCTATTGGTTTTTCATAGACATAAGCACCGAGCCAAGTAGTTCTAGCTAAATTTATTGTATACCAAGTTCCTTCAAGATAGTTATAAGCAACTGCTCTATCTATTTGTGTAGCATTAGCTGAAGGATAATACCAAATTATTTCATTAAAAGCTGTATTTAGGCCAACAGCTATTTCACTTTTGTTTGTGTAACTTAAATCATCAAATACATAATCTTGAACAGAGCAAGGCATTTTTTTAACAACACCATCAAAAAGATAGAATGCGTCATCAGACATCCAATATGCTTTACCATTTACTTCTATGGCTGCATGTTGTGCAATTAAACCTGCGTTAGCGCCAAGTTGTCTTAGACCAAATGTAAAAGGCGTACCAACAAATTGAATACCATGTAATGATGTGTCCGTCCAAACTAGTATCTGACCCGTGGATTTAACAGCGCCAACGATTCTAGACCCATCAGTAATTCTCAAAGATCCAGCTTCGTTTGTAGCAACGGGAGTGTAATCTGTTGCATCTTCTCTATCTGAAAATCTAAATAATAAATCATCTTGTGTAGCTGTATTACCAATTGTTGTTTCGGTTCCGAAAATTAATAAATGTCTTGTATCTGTAGACACTAGACTAAATCTAGATGCTGTTGGAGCATTAGATAAAGCAGTTGCTCTTGAAGCCAAACCTCCTGATGTGTCCCAAATAAACGTGCCACCATCTAATACAGTTGCTATTAAGTCTTCTCCAAAATTATCTAAAGACCAGTTTCTACCTGCTACTACGACATTAGATGATGATCTTGGAGTGTCCCAAGTGCTTGTGCTCCATGTTTCAGTGCCCCAACCATATCCATACGTAGATGTTGTTGGTCCGGGATTTATTTGATACTCAGCGTCTACTGAACCCCCACCTGCAGCGGTAGTTCCAGACGCATTTGTGCCTGCGTTAATAGTATAAGTGTTAGAAGTTGGCACAGTTAAAATTTCAAATTCGTTGTTAAAATCAATACCATCTACAACATTGGTAGCAGAGCCATTATCAAAAGTAACAAAAGCTCCGACTTCTGCTTGGTGACCTGCATCTGTAACAGTGACTGTGGCAGATCCACTTGATGTTGCAAAAGGATTAGTTAAAGAATTCGTGGTTCTAAGTGGAGTAATATCATAAATTTTACCTTCAGAAAAAATGTACAGTTTTCTATCTGTGCCCAAAGCTAAATATCTCGTGCCATCTAAGCCTATCCAAGAGTGTGTATCTCTAACGGCACCAACTACCGTGACATTTGGATTGGGTAAATTAACCCATCCACCCCATCTTTCAGGCTTTCCGTAGTGAAATCTTACAAAGTCAGAATCAACGTATTTACGCTGATCACCAGCAGAATAGGCAGTATCTTGCTTGTCTACACCTGGTTTAAACTTAAGATCTACTAATTTCATGACCAAAGATTTTAACTTATTTTTCTGGTTGAAACCAGACAATTATTGAAAATCTAGGTGAATTGCCCTCCGCTGCATACAATAAAGGTGAGTGAATGCAAGTGTCGGCATTAAAAATTAATGCTCTGTTTGGACGAAAGCCTACAGCGGTATTTAAATCAAAAGTTCCCTCGCCAGTTTTATCGTAAAATCCTGTCCCCGCATTAAGATTTGTATCTCCATTTAGATAAATTATTAAATGTTTTTCGTTAGGAAACATTAAATTATCAACATGTGGTGTTGCCTTTTTAGTATTTACACACGTAAAAGCCGCAAGATTTATGTTTTTTATTTTTATATTAAAATGTTTAATAATAGATTTTTCCAAGTCTTTTAATAAGTTATCATTTTTGTCTATCGGATTTGATAAAAAAACATGCTCTTCATAAGCGCCTGTGTTTCGTGTTATAAGTTTACTACTGTAATCTAATCCAATGCTATAGTTTGCAAGTTTTAAAAATAATTCTTCTGGTAAGAAATTGTCTTGCACTTGTAATTCTAAATTCATTTTTCTGTTCCTTTAAATTGAGTTGCCACATTACCACGAAAAGCATAATTACCATAGTGAGTCATACCACTCATAATATCTGCATATATTTTACCACCCATATTTTGCCACAAACGACAGAAAGCATAATCCTCTGACAAATATCTTTTAGTTTGTGGCTCTATCATGGTGTCAAAAAAAGTGTAATTCCAATCAGATGTTTTATGATATTCAAACTCTTTATCATGAGATTGATTTATGTGTTGATCGGGAACAAATTTTAATTCTGGATAAACTTCTGCCATTTTTACAAATACATCTCTTTTAATTAACATAAAACCAGTTGGACCATCCATGACCTCTATAAACCCTTTTTCTAATAATATGTTATTAGGATCTTTTACATTTAAATTATATTGTAATGAGGTTGCAAGTAACTCATCTTCAGGCATATCAGGGTTTTCTTTCAATCTTTTTTTAACTTTAATCCAATCAATAGTTTTCCTAGGATAAATACCAGTCACAACATCTTTATTATAATCCAACATTCTAAGCACCGCCTCTGGATTAAAAGCTAAATCAGAGTCTATAAATAAAAGGTGAGTATAATCCCCATCCATAAACAATTGCACTAGGGTATTTCTTGCTCTCGTTATTAATGACTCATTACCTATTGTTCCAAATTGTAATTCTATCTTTTTTGATGCAGCTAAAGCTACAAGTTGCATACAGCTTTTAAAATAATCCGCAGTTATCATGCCTCCATAACAAGGTGTTCCTATAAATATTTTATTCATTTTTCAGGATAATAAGGTTTTAAATTCCAAGCAGTAGTTATTCTTAAATTTTTTGTTGTATTAGGACTTACTGAATGATTTAAGGACCCATCAAAAAATATTACAGTGCCATCTTTTATATCTATTTTTTTTAAATCATTTACATAATTTGTTTCAGCGTCTACCTTTTTACTAAATATAGATTGAACGTCTTGATGAAAATAAAAATCTCCTGTTGAATTATTTGTGTCTACAAAAAGAACTACAGCTAAATGATTTCTGTGTGCATGCTTTTCAGTAAATTCATTATTCTTGTACCAATTTATCCAACAATCAAGAACACCTAGTTCTGGTATGTCGTAACCTTCGTCATGTACAGATGATTTAATTATATCAGTAACAATATTTGATAAATCGTCTAAATCTTTATATCTTAAATGAGAATTCCAAGCTGTTCTGCCCGCTTTTACAAAACACTCTTCATCTGGTTTTGATATAATTAATCCATTATTCTCAATGTTAACTATATTTAATATCTTATCTTTCCAAGTAGAAAAGTTTGGTAATTCAAATGAGTATACATCATTAGTAAATATAGTTGTTTTTTGAACTTCAACGTGTTGCATAATCTACTTTTAAATACTCTATCTTTCTTACCCAACCCCGTGGAATGGCTATAGCACCACCACCGTGATTATCATCTTTGTCTACACACCAAGATCGCATAATTACAATTTTATCATCATTATTAACAACCATGTATCCAACTTCTTGGCACACGGCCAACGGAGCATCTAAAATATCTTTTACAGGTAGCCAACCTGTTTCTGTATCTTTGGCATCTAACCAAGTTATTCTTACCATTGGAATTTTTCTTATGTCGTAGTTTTCCATGCAATGGTGTGCCTATTTTTATTAGATAAATTTGTGTCTGCTTTGTGTTCTAAATTAGAATCAAATACTACAAGTCTATTTCTTTTGTAAGGAACTGGATCTTTATCTTTAAAAAGTAAATCACCTTTAAAATTTTTATCCCACTCATCTGTAAAAAATAATAACGTTTCATTACCATCATCTCTATGAAACTCCCCATGAGAATGCGGTGGATAACAGTTGATATAACTTCTTAAAACTCCAACTGTTTTTGTGTATTTTTTATTATTAAAAATGCTTAACAAATAGGAGGAAAGTAATAAGCCAGTCGTATCACAGATAAAAAAATTTGGATTGTCTTCAACATTAGAGCTTTGCACATTCCAACTTGCGTCTCTAATATCTAAACAAACAAAGTTTAATAAGTCCTCACTTAAAACGTCGTCAAAAACTTTTATCATTCTGTTTTAAATTCAGCACCTTTTGGCACTAAACGCAGATTAAATGACACGGATCTTCGTTCTTCATTTGGTGTTCTGAAAGGATACACCATATGTGTAAGCCAAGATGGGAATAAAAATATGTCACCGACCTCTGGTGGATGTTGTAGTTTGTGACCACTAAATGTTTTCGGATCACCACACATAAAAAGTATATCACCTACACTAGGATAATGGTCCTCGGCTGCTCTTTCTTTATCAATGCTCTTTGGCATTTTTGTGTAGAAGACACCTGATAAATCACCATCATGCATATGTGCTGGATTAAAGTCTCCTGCCCATTGGCTCACGGCCCACATAGACTCTATAACCATCTTTTCTATGTTTTCACCTTTTACTGTTTCACTAGCTGGTGGTATTGATAAATATGATTTTACCATCTCACCAATTAAAAAAACTAATTGTTGACCATCACCATCTATCCACTCTGGTGGTAAACGCACTTCTTGTTTTACATTACCAGCTAAGTTAGGAGCCCAATCCCATTGTTTAGCTAATTTAGGATCACCCATTATCTCATCACACTTTTGATTTACTTTATCTAGAATAAAATTAGGAACTTTACCTTTAACTACGGTAGGACCAAATGGTCTAATTGCATCAAACTTTAATTTAATTTCTTTTTTAACTTCCTCCATGGGAACACCTCATTCTTTTTCTATTGTCATATAGCAATAATTTGCCTATAAATATACAATTAAATAGGCTTAATTTACAAGGCCAGCCTCCTTGCACTAAAACAATCATGATTTGCAGAAGGAGAGCATGCTAAAAAAAATATTTAAAGCTGCAAAAAAAGCAGCCCCAATTATCGGTGCAGGACTAGGATTTCTAGCTGGTGGACCTGTATTAGGCTCTGCTATTGGTGGTGGTCTTGGTAGTTTAGTTGCAGGTAGAAGCCCTCAAGAGGCACTTAAATTTGCAGCATTATCTGGATTAACAGGTGGAGCACTAAGTAAATTTGGTGGGCTACAAGCTGGACAAGGTCTGGGTGGATTATTTAAATCTGTGCCGGGACAAACTCTTGGAGCTGCAGGGTCTGGATTAACAGCGGGAAGCACAGGGGCCCTCACACAACCCATTGCTGCTGAAGCAGCTAAACGAAGTGTTCTAGGATCAGTAATTAATTTTGCAAAAGCTAATCCTATAAAAACAGCGCTTGGCTTGTCAGCATTAGCAGGAGCTGCAGGTGGTTTTGGTGAAGAAGAAAAGAAAAAATCACAATTTGAAGACGTATATGGAACAATGGACCCTTTAAGAGATTTAGATGACGCTGGCATAGGCGGTGTTAATTTAGTTCCTTTCTCTCAATATGGCCCTAATTTACAACAAAGAGCTATGGGTGGAGAGATAAATGGATTAAAACAAATTGGTTTGAATGAAGGTGGTTTTCCACGTAAAAATGGTAAGATAGCAGGACCAGGCACAGAGACAAGTGATGACATACCAGCGATGTTAAGTGATGGTGAGTTTGTTATTAATGCAAAAACTGTCAGAGGGCTTGGACGAGCTATGGGTGGTAAAGGAACAAAAGAGAGTAGAGACAGAGGGTCAAAATTCTTGTATAGTTTACAAAACAAATATGGAGATAGAGCATAATGGTCGATGAAGTAGTACAACGAACGCAACAAGCGCCCTTCATTGAAAAGAGAGCAGAACAATTACTTGCATCCGTATTTGGTGATCCAACCGCAGTAAGAAGAGACGGAGAAAGCGAAGCAGATTTTAATTTACGTAAGTTTGGTAGAGCAGGTATTGCACAAGCTATACCACAGTTTCAGTTTGCAGGGTTTACACCTGAACAACAAAGAGCATTTGGTTTAGCAAGTCAAAACGTAGGAGCTTTTCAACCTGCTTTAACACAGGCAGGAGGAACTCTAGGTCTTGCAGGAGCTGCGTTGACAGGTGCAGGGCAACAGGCTCTCGGTGCAACACAAGCTTTTCAGCCAGGACAAACAACACCTTTCATGGATCAATATCAGGCTGATGTAACACAAGAAGCTTTAAAAGAATTTGATCGTCAGGCACAGATTGCACAATCTAATTTAGCAACACAAGCTCAAAGAGCAGGAGCTTTTGGTGGTTCACGTTTTGGCGTGCAAGAAGCAGAATTAGGTCGTAATTTACAAGACATAAAATCAAGAAGAATATTTGAAGATTTATCAAGAAACTTTCAACAAGCTCAAAGAGCTGCAATGAGTGCACAAGAAGCACAGCAAAGAAGACAGTTGGCTGCAGCGCAGCAATTAGGTGCTACAGGTCAAGGTCTTGCTAGTCTTGGACAAAGACAAGCTGGTCTTGGTGCCCTCACTCAACAATTAGGACAACAAGATATACAATCTCTTCTAGGTATTGGTGGCATGCAACAACAATTAGGTCAAGCTCAACTAGAAGCTCAAAGACAACAACAACTTCAAGCTCAACAAGAGCCATTTAGAAGACTAACATTTGCTAGTGATATACTACGAGGCACTCCAAGTAGTGCAATTCAATTTACTCAACAGCCATCTACCAATCCATTTGCTCAAGCACTTGGTCTTGGTATTGCCGGTATTGGAGCACTTGGTCAGTTTGGTCAAGGCTTTGGTGGTATACAAGATGCTTTTAGTGCATTCGGGGGTAATTAATGCCTTTCCTAGCAGCACTACCATATTTAGGAACTGCTGGCCTTGCAGCGTTAAGATTTGCACCAACTGTATCACGATTTGTTGCAGGTAGAGTTCCTCAATTAATCAAACCAAGTACAGGAATAAAAAAAATAGGAACCGCTGTTGGTCCTTATTTAGGAGGTAGACTACCTGCTGTTACAGGTGGTGGCGCCAGAGTAGGTAGTGGTAGTGTTCCTTCTGCAGGTGGAGGCATTACAGGAGCAGGCGGATCAAGTATATTTAGAGGTTCTTCTTTGGGACCTTTAACGACTGGAGCTACACTAATGAGTCTTCCATATATGATAAGTAATGAACAAACCACTCCAGATGCGGGTGGAGGCATTAGTGATGAACAAAGAAAGAGAGATTCTGAGGATGAACAAACAGGAGTTCCGAGAAAAGATAAAGATGATGAAACTAAAAAAACTGTAGATGATATAAACAAAGGAGATCTAGATGATTATATTACTAAAAATATTTCTTTGTTTGAAAAATTTCTTGGTGATAGAAAAGGAGAAACAAAGGCTGCAGGCTTTCAAGCTTTGACAGAGTTTGGTTTAAATTTAGCTACGGCAAGAGGCGGTAATCTTATAGACAAGATTGCTCGTTCTGCAAAAGATCCATTACAAACATTTGCAGCAATAGGAAAAGCAGCAAGAGATAGAGCAGATAAAATTAAAATGGCTGCTATTGAAACAGGTATTCAACAAAGAGAAGCTGCACTTGATAGAGCTGAAAAAGATAAACCAGATGATATTCAAACTCTAGAATACTTCATGAGTATTCCTGGACTAAGAGATAAACCAATTGAAGAGCTAATTAGATTATCTAAATCAAAAGCTACGATGTCTGATGATGACTTTAGAAAAGAATTAATTTTAGCCTTTGCTCCTAACATAGATCGAATCGGTGGACCAGAAGCGGTAGAGAAACTAGTATCAAGCATCATGGCTCTTGGCACAGGAACGGGTGGAGGAACCGGGGGTGGTTTATCTATGCAAGAACAAGTAGATCTTGCAAAAGAAAAAGGTGCAAGTAATGATCAAATTAGAGAACAGCTTATAGCATTAGGAGAAGATCCAGCAGACTATGGGTTTTAAAAAATGGCAAATGAGTTACTAAGAGGTCTTGGTTTAGAAAAAGAAGACGATAATAAACTTTTTACTTCAGGAAATAAACTACTACAAGGTTTAGGTTTAGAAGAAGAAACAATACCATCAAGTACAACCAAAGGGCAGAACAAAAGTAATGATACAGGTTTAATTCAATCTGGTCTTGCAGGTATAGGATCAGGCGCGTTTAAAGCGGCAGAGGGTATAGTGTCCACTGGTGCATTATTATTAGATCTAGGTTTAGGGACTAACGAAGCTGCAAAAGTAGAAAAATATTTTGACAGCATAGACTTATACAAACAATTAGAAGATTTAGCCGATGACAGATGGACCGGCACAGTTACAGAACTTTTAACACAATTTGGTGTACCAGGTGGTGTAGCATTAAAAGGTGCTAACGCATTATTAAAAGCAAAAAATTTAGGTGTGTTAGGAAAAGTTCCTAACATAACAAGATATTCCGCAGCAGGTCTTGCTGATGCTGCAGCGTCCACTGGTGACGTTGACACAATAGGAGACATGTTTGGAGTAGGGCCTACAAAGACAAGAGAAAACCAAGGAGAAAAAGGTAGAGCTGAAGCTTTTCGTCAACTAGAAAATAAATTTAAATTTGGAGTAGAAGGTGCTCTCGGCTTTTCTTTGTTTGATAAAGCCATAATTCCTCTGACAGGCAAAGCGCTTAAAAGTGTTGGACCTATAACAGCAGGTGTGTTTAGAAGTGCAACAGGTGGACCAAATACTTTTGTTCAAAGAAATATAGTAAGAAGAAGAAACAAAAGAACTGGTAGAATGGAAGAACAAGAGGTGGATGAGTACGTTACTCTTCCAGATGATTTTCAATTTAATAAAAGTAATATTGTACGTGCCTTTGATAGAATAATAAGTAAGCTTCGACCAAGAGGTGACATGACGAAAGACCAGTTTCTAGATTTTAGAAATAAAGTTGATGTTATGAGAGCCGTAAACATACAGGTAAGAGCACAAGTAAATAAATTAGAACAAGCTGTCACTAGACTTTATAAATCAGGTAAATTTAAAAATACGATGGATGGCACTCCACTA